TGGAGCTCGTCCTTTTCTATAAGTTAAAATTTTATTTAGCATCATTTGTAAATACCCATTTTACTACTGAAGTTGTTGGATCAAAGCCATCAAACTTCAAATCTTTAGTGCAGGCTGTCAGAAGTACCATCATCAATCCAACCCATATCAGTTGTCTCATAGTATTCACCCTCCGAGTCACAGTCCCAACATTGGTGTACTGTATCTTTACCTTCTGTTGCAACTTTTAAATATCCATTGCCTTTGCAAGTTGGACATATGTGTATTGTCACTTTAGCTTTTTTTAATTTTGCCATTTAGTTTTCTCGCTTTCTCATTTGCTAATGATTCAATCGTCTTTGCTACAGACAATTTGGCATCGGGCAATAATATCTTTGATAACTTATCTAAAATAGCATATGTTTCTTTTGTTAGAGAAACATTTTTATATTTACTCATGTCAGTCATGCGTGTTCCTTTCATAATTTAATAACCCATATATAGGTGATATTATAGGATTGTCAATGAAAATATTATTAACTTTGGTACTTTGTTCACAAATACAACAAACTTGTTTACAGCCATACCCGTGGCCAGAAAGATTTGATACTCAGTATGATTGCCTGATGTTTGGTTATGAAGAATCTATGAATAAGATGAAAGAAATTGGTCGTGAAGAAATCAACAAACACAATATGTTTGTTAAGTTTTATTGTACACCAGAGAACACTATTTGACATTGTGGCAGAATTATGGTAATCGCAAGAATCTTCTCACCATTACCTACCCTTACTAATTTCCCTCTTTAGGGTAGGTGTTTATTGATTTAAAAAATAAACCGTAAGACCTATTACTTCTATAATTATGATTGCTTCGATCATTATTTTTCCTTTCTTAAAATTGGTGTTTCTTTATTCCACATCCACAGTAAAATAACTGCGGGTGAGATCAAAAGACTAATTACAAATACACCCAATAAAATCACCAGTGCCATCCTTCATTACATGTACATTAAACGGTGGTTCGTGATACGTGGTCAGATGTAAACGTAGTATGTCACAAAGATCAAAACAGTTGATGTCGGAGAGTATCTCGACACCCTCCATCATCTCTTTTGTTACAGACACCAGACTATACAGTCCGTCGTTTAGTAGTATCAGATCCATTACTTGTACCTAAAGCTATTATCTTTTTTAAACTAGGAGCTGACAGTTGTATATCTACACCGTAAGATCTCCATTGCTGTTTCATTATATTTAATTCTAACAACAGTGTTGAGTATTGTCTTTGAGATATTGCATTTGTTTTTATTGTTATAGTCTTTTCTTTCATACCTACAATGTAGGATTTTTTAGGATACCTGTCAAGGTCTACCGTTATTTTTTTTCTGTCTTTTTTTATGTTTATTT